CAGCCTCTTTCGAGGCTGGCCAAGTACTACTCAGTGCCTAGCTGTGATCGCGGTCGTACCGGCGGTCAACCGGTGCCGTGACTGTCAGCTCTGCATCCTTCTTACGAAGCGTTACAGCGTGAACGCTGGTGGCGTTCGCGCCCACGAGGTCAACCACAACCTCGCATTCCACTGTGCCCCAATGAAATCCCTTGGCACGGTCCCGCTTGAGACGCTCAGCGCCCTTACGGTGTTCCGAGGGATTCCAGAAGACGTTCTTACCGTGGCCCTCACCGGTGAAGATCAAAACCGATGAGCCGTAACGGGTTTCAACCCACTTCCATTCGACCGGTTCGTCGTTCTCGTTGAGCACCCAGGCAAGCTCGGCGCGACCATTGTTCTCGGCCGCACGAGCACAGGCGGAATACACACCGGCCATACAGCCGGAAGCCCATTGGCTCAGGAAACCGTCGGTGTCGCAGCGGTCGAAGCTGTCCTGCTTCTCTTGCTCGCGACCCTTGGCCATTGCCCGCCATTCGGCCGGAGTGTGATCCATCGGGTAGTAAACGTCGCTCATGTGTGTCTCCAATCTTGTTGCCAGACAGCCGGTCTGGCGCGGTAGGTCTGAAGGACCATGCAACCCAGCACCCGAAAGTGTTGGGAAGCAAAGCTTTTCAGCTCTGTGATTGGAGGAGACAGGATTGGATGCGGAGTCACGCGCTACACTGACGCGGCTAGATGGATGACGTGGAACGCACTCTCTAGTCTGACGCGAATTCCCTATGAAGCCAACATGTTTCGGCTGGTCTGACACAATGAACGGGGGACGTACTCTCGGTTGCTATCCGCCAAATCCTTTATTGCGCAACGCGGCTCGTCGATTGCCCGAGTCTTACGCGCGTGCCTGGGAACGGGAGCTTGGGTCACATTCTGGCGTGGTCCTCGCGGGTGCGAGGGCGGGGTGCGATGTCCCGCGCCGCGTGTTGCTCCGTGTTCTGTTGTCACCCTGGCAGAGCCAGGGCTTGGCCGTAGCCTAGTACCGTGCATATGCAAAAGTCAAATCAGCATGGCAAACCCGCAGGTCAGCATGGGTAGTTAGACTAGCTGTCATTGTGATTCTCGGGCGTGTCGGAATCGCCCCTGAAAACGAAAAGTCAAGGGCTGCAAGGGAATTTAATCCGCATGCAGCCCTTGGCTTTTCAGTGTTTATGCAGGTCAGAGAGCTATTGTGCCCCGATCATGAAGTTGACCTGCGAAGATGGCAGGTGCCCAAGGGTGGGCACGTGCACCCTGGTAACACGCTCAGCGATGCCGTTTCTTGCCACCTGAGTGCCCCGCTGAGCCACGTTCGGCCGGTGCCCGTGCCATCGCAGACAGGTACTCGGCGAGCCGACGTTGCGCGTTCAGCACGGCCGGATGCAACAGCGTGGCCTGCACGGTGGGCGGGCAGTCGCGCAGCTCGGGCAGTGGGATCGGCAACCATTGCTCGGCCATGTCGTGAATCACCGAGTAGTTGTCGGGTGCGGTCATGCTCCGCTCGTATCAACAACAGGCGTAAACCCGGAAGACACAACAGGATTCGCCAGCGGCACCGCCTCGTTGGGCGTGAGATAGGTCAGCACAGCCGTGAGAATGCTTATGGCAGTAGTGATTTGCTTCTCGTACTGCTTGGGGATCAGGAACCCGAACCGGCTGGATACCAGTGTCAGCACGGTGAGTAGCGCACCAATGCCGCTCACGATGGCCTTGCGCGCACTCTTGGCCTTGTCCTGTATCTCGGGCGGCAGGTATCCAATGAGCTTGTCCACCAAGCCAGTGATGTCGAATGCCATGCGAATCTCCTCTACTGTTCTGCCGGTGTCGGTTTCGGCACCGGCATGATTTCCACACGCTCACCCGGTGTGCGTATGGTCGGCGTGATACGCAGCCGCATCACGTACGAAACCACTGTCTGGATAACAGTTTTGATCAACAATGCGCCGAACAGTATCCAGGTGTCCTTGGACAGCGGATCGACACCGGCAAGTGTAGTCAGCACTGCGACGAGCGCAAACGTTAAATCAATTCCCAAGCCCTGCAAGAACGTTCGGCCCGACCGGCTACGAGCGTCGGCCACCACCAGCTCCTTGCCCCGCTCTGTGGTGGCCGTGATCGTCGGATGCTCCCAGTCGATGTCCTGTCCGGTGCGCACGGCGTCAATCGTCTCGTGTGCGAAATCCCCTGCGGCATCCCGCAATTGGGGCGCAGACTCGCGTATCGCCTGAGCGAAGGCCTCGCGCATGATCGCTGCGAGGTCGATGGTGCCCTGTTTGCTGGGCAGGTTCTCGGTTGGTGTAACAGGCTGTGGCGCAACAGGTTCCGGTTTCGCCGGCGGCTCGACGACAGGTTGCTGTGGCGTGTCGTCCTCGGGCTGAAATTGATCCCACGGCAGGCTCATCCGAGTGACTCCTGTACTCGCGCATACAGTTTAGCGGTATCGATACCAGCCTTACCGGCCAGCGCCGCCACCATGGCCTGAGTGAAAAGCCCCTCGGCCCTTGCGTTTAAGACATGCCCAAGCTGATCGTCGGTGTCTTTTGGGTGACGTGGCCGTCCGTTGCTCATGTCGTACCACCCGCGTTCCTTGGCGAATATCTGCTCGACAGCCTCGCGCAACGTGATGTTCTCACCTTCCGGCGTGGTGATCTTTATGCTGCCTGATGCCGAAAGTTCGCGCAGCAGAAGCTCATACAGTTCTTGTGGTGTCATGGTGCCTCCGGTGTCGACGGGTGCGGGTGGTGTGGGTGCGGGTATGGGTGGTGATGGCGGTTCCACAGCCAGTGGTCCCTGTGGTACCAGCGTGTCATCGAAGCGGACCACCCAGTACGGGTCATTGGTCGCTGTGTTCCATTGCGAGACAAGGAATCTCATCCCATTCGGCTGAATCAACCGGGAACTCGGCGCGATGTATCCGCCGTAGAGTTGCGGAAAGTCTTGCCCGCGTGCGTAATCCACCCGATTCGCCCTCGACCAATCGTCGGTGGGATTGACCACCGTGAGCGCGGTCTGACAGTAGCGGTCCACGTCGAAAAAACTCAGCACACAATTGCCTTGCAGGTAGCGGAAACACAGCTCGCCGTAGCGCCCCGGCAGAATGGGGTTGCCGTTGTTGCACGGTTCCCAGTCGCCGTGCGGGAACTCTCGAGCTGCGTTGCGCCACAACCAGATTGGCTGATCACGTGCGAGCCCGTTGGTGCCGAAGATGTACACGTAGTCGCCCACCACATCGAACGTCAGCATCGTATTGCCAGGATGCCCAACATGATTCATGTTCGCATCGAGGTGCACCAGGCTCACGTACGGGTCGGTCTTCTGCCAGTCGTACAGGTCGCGAGATTGCCAGAACACCGTGCGCTTCTCACGCCCCAGACCGGCCGTCACCATCAGCGCCGCATACCACCAATCCCCAACGCGCACAAAGTCACACGGCAGGATGGTGCTGAAATCGGGGTTGTTGTGCGGGTAGTCAAAGAGTTGTTTGCGCCGCCCATTGGGGTCGATGCCGTCCCGTGTAGGCACGCCAAGCACGTTAAGGTCATTGTCGTAGCACACAATTGAGGGTGACTGCCACTCGCCCTGCATTCGCCAGTATTCAAAATTGTCTCCGAACATCGCTGCGACACAGTGTCTTTGATCGTCCCAGCGTAGGATGCCAAGGTCCGCCGATTCCATCGCCACCCTGGTCGTCACCCCAACGCCGGTGACGTTGTTGAGTCTAGGCATTGAACTGCGCTCCTATCGCGCCGCATAGCTCCTCGATGTCTGACGTCGAAAGATCAAGCGGCCCACCAGTATCCGGCTCCTTGATGGCCTCGGGCAATCCGAACACGCTGTACAGCTCGGCCAAATTGTATGGCGTCCAATTCATGTCGACCGGCTGACCAGGCCACGGCATCACGTCGGTAGCCCGGTCGGTGTACTGATGGGCGAACGCCTCACGCGCCACGGTGTTCTGTGTGACGCCGGTCAAATCGCCTGGCCTGCCGTTGTATTGGGGAATCACCAGCTCGAGTGCGTACGGTCGTTTCAGCCATAATCCACTGTCCGCGTTGGGATTCCAGTAACCGATCACCCGGCGCTGATTGCCGTACCAGCCGCGCATCCGATTGATTTCGTCGTTCACTTCCGCAGACTGGTCGCCCCGTATCCTGCCCTGGTCACCCTCCACGTCGACCATCGTTAATGTGCTGTCGTGCAACCACATTCCATGATCCATCAGAATCTGCCGGTGCAGATCGCAATTGGCCTGCCCCGGCCGAAAGAAGTAGTACGCGATCACGATGCTCAACTGGTCACTGGCCAGCAATTCCAGTGCGGCAGCACAATTCTCAGCGACGAGAGCATCCTCGGTGTCGCCGGTGTTGGTGCGAAAGCACCACACGCCGTACTGGTATTCCTTTGTGACAGCGGTCTTTTGGTACTGCGACACGTCGGCCCAGTAGGTGCCGCCATCACTGGGTGTGACCGGCTTGCGATCCATCACCAGGTCGGTGCTCTTGCGAAAGAAGCTGAATCCGTCGGAGCGAATCTTGCGCGTGATGAAGTCCGCAGTGCGTGGGTTCCGATACGTGTCAAAGCCCATCTGCCAATGCATTTCGTCTTGCGGATTGCCGTTCCATACCTCGCCGCCCCACCGGACCACACCCTCGTAGTAGTCCAACAGCTCGTTGATGGTGTCCTGCTGGTCGCGAGAGAACGTCTCATAGGCATGGAACGGATGATCGTTCCAGTTTAAATCCATTGCACTGCCGCTGAATTCGGCTTCAAAGGTGGTTGGATGTAGCCACAGAGTTTGTGGGTGTCCAACCGCCTTCGTCAGTACCTCCTCTCGAGTTCTGCAAGCTCTCAATGAACAAATGATAGTCTGCCGCAAAGGCTTTCAAGATTGTCGAGGGCTGCCCTTGCTGTAGTGGAATCATGATGTCCACACCAGGGATGGTCGAGCGATCCAATTGGTTGGAACCACATTGGGGCCAACCGTTTTCGGTGATCATAGTTCTCCTAATCCGGCAGTACGCCGAGCGGATGAGCGTTGGGCTGAATGTTCTCCATCGTGATGCAGTCCAGTGCCAGCACACCGGATTGACTGAGTACCACCGGGATTGGCAGTTTGTTCACCGCCCAGAACACCGGCAGCGTGGGATGATAGCAGTAGATCACCCAGTGCCACATTCCTTCTGGCACATCAACATTGGCTCGCCCGATCTGCTCACCGTTGGGCATCATGTCCCACTGAATCATCCCCCGCCTGTAGCGCGAATCTGACATCGGTTCTTGCCCAAGATGATTCACCGCCCCGGCATAGATCGGCAGGACGGTGAACCTCAGCGTTCCATCGGAAGACATTATGTCTGAGTGTAATTCGGCGTTACCACAAGCTGGCCCTGAGCACTGAACACCACATCGGTCACGTCGGCCTTGTCGACCATGTTCGCGCCGGATACCGCTGACCCCAACAGGATATGGGTCACCGTCGATGGCGGAACGTCCAGCGTGACTGCGCTCCCGTTGATCACGCCACCCGTGCTCGATGTCCACGTAGTCTGCTTACGTGCGTAAGCTGGTGAACCACCGGCACTTTCGTTACTCGGCGTGGCCGTAGTGCCGGGATCGGCTGTGGCAGAACCGATCCAGGTCCCGAGCAACTTGTAGGCGTCGGCCAGGGCTTGCCTCGATGTCGCAACTGCAATTGGCATGGTGCACTTAACCTTTCGTTGTTTTACGGTGTTGCGGTGACCGTTTGGGTCACCCATCCAGACGGTGTGCCCGCTGGATAGCAATGGTTGAGCTTCATGTCATTTTTGTGGTCGCCGTTAGGGTCTTGTATGGCACAGCTTTCGGTGCCGTCTGGGTTGACCGTTTTCAGCACGGTAGGTGGCGGGGTGTTGCTCTTACTGCTGCACCCGGCCAGCACCACGGCGGTGACGAGCACCAAACCGAACATGCGAATGCGAATCATAGTGTGTTCCTTTCACTTTCAGATGTGAACCTCGACAGTGGCAGCGACCCAGCTACCCACGTTGGTGCCTTGGGCTATCGCACCATCCGACGTAGTGAGGTCCTTACTGTTCGCGCAGATGTGTGCAACGTTGGTGCTGCCGGTGGCCGATGCCTGCCGGGTGTAACCCGTTGGCGCAGCGGGCCATACCAGACCAGAGCCGCCCTGGCCGTAGAAGTGCAACAGCATCGAGGTGTCATCGGTTCTGCTCATCGTGACGGCAGGTGCCGTCAGCGCACCACCCACGGCACCGTTAATCCCATGTCCGCCAATGGGATTGGACGCGTTCGCGCCACGCAGCACGATGGCGAACAAGCCGGTGTTTCCGCTCCACACACCGGACGTGTGATTGGTGGCCGTCGCGATGCAATAGACGGTACGGATGTTGGTAGTGCCGCCACCGGCACCGCTGTCAATGTCTATCCAGTTCGGAACCGTCCCTCCCGCAGCGGGTTTCGTAACAGCCGTCGACAACCTGACCGCTGCGATAAGGATGGTGTCGCCAACGTTGTGGGCAGGCAACGGAATTGACGTAGCATCATCGGTGGCCACCGGAGTACCGACAACGCTGACCACGAGTGTGCCTGCCGCCGTTGCCGTTAGGCTTCCATTGCCGGTGAACGGTGCCGTCCTCAAGTACGCTGCAACGAGTACGGCCGTCATTGCACCGCTACCAGCAAGCGCCGCAAGGATATTCAGCCTCGGACTGACCAGCGGAGAGAGCATGGTGCCGCCACCACTGAACGCCGTCGCCATCGTCACCTTGATCAACATGCTTGCCAGATCAAGTGCGCCACTGCCGGTCAATGTTGTTGTGGTACCGAACTTTTGGATGACCTCAGCCGACAGCGCGCCGCCACCGCTGAACCCGACAGATGCCGAGGTACCCATAGAGACTATGGCACTTAGTGTTCCGACCATTAGATGTGAACCTCGACAGTGAGAGCGATGAAAGCACCGGTCGTAACCAAGGCCGATGAACCGTCAGATGTGGTGACATTCTTTGTGTTCATGCAGATGTGGGCAACGTTGGTGCTACTTGTCGACGAGACTTGCGTGGTGCAACCCGCTGGTGGCGGGTCCCACACCAGGTTGGCGCTACCTCTCCCGTAGATGTAGAACAGCTCCGAGGTACCGTCTGTCTTGGTCATGGTGACAGCGGGAGCGGTCAGGGCACCCGAGATACCGCCAGCGATGGCATGCCCGCCAATCGGCGAGGAGGGATTGTGTCCGCGTAATACCACGGCGCACAACGCAGTTGCTGAACTCCACACACCGGACGTGTGATTGTTGGCCGTCGCGATTGCCCATGCGGTACGCCCGTTGACCGTGCCACCACCGGCACCGTTGTCGATGTCGATGAAGTTCGGAACTGTGCCGCCCGCAGTGGGTTTCGTGATCGCACTACTCAGTCTTGCTGCCGCCATGATGATCAGATCACCAACGTTGTGGGCGGGCAACGTAATTGACGTCGCCTCGGCTGCGACCGCCGCACCGACGATGGTGACCGCATTGACACTGCCCGACACCGTAGCCGACAGGCTGCCGCCACCGGAGAACGCAGGCGAACTCTGAGTTACCTTGGCGGCCATAGCCGTTAGGCTTCCATCCCCAGACAGGTTCGTACCGATGGCGTACTTCTGACTGAGCGCAAACGCCAAAGTGCCTGTGCCACTACCTGTATTCGAGTAAAGCGGCTGCACACCCGCCGACAGGCCATCGGGTGCCAGGAACCCACCGGCCGTAGTGGCAGCGAAAGCGCCACTGCCGGAAAGACTTACCGGGTAACCATGCTGGACTATCGCTGTCAGCCCATCGTTGAGGAATGTTGCATACTCGCCGCCACCGATGAAATTGGCTGTGCACGAATGTGTTTCAAATCCCGGTATGATCAGCGAGCCGTCACCGGACAGCGGCACCAGGCACGTCTTGCGGGGTGCCGCCACCGCAGCCAGCGCACCGCCACCGGCGAACCCGGCTTGCTTTGAAAGATGCGGTACGAGAACAGCATTCAAGCTGCCGTCACCCTGTAGCTGAACGACCTTCTCCAGTAACGCGAACCAACTGCCATAACGCCTGCGTGGTTGCGTGACAATGGATTCCACCCATGATGGGCCGGTCTGTCGTTGTGCCATAACAGGATTCACGGACCAGCTCACTGCGTTTGGTCCATCCCGTTCCAGTAGTGCAGACCGCCGGGTGCCTCTTGACCCGGCAACGGCAACAGGTGCCCCTCGGCCCGCCCGCCATGACCCCAGCGCCGGAACGCTGCGCCCAAACCGGAAGCCGTGCCTGTCTCGACAACATCCAAACGTATTGAGGCACCGACCTTTGCGCGAAAGTACCGGGCTACGCCATTGGGCAGGTCACCGGCCTCGCCGATCAGGTTGGCACCGGGACCAGGTGGCGAAATGCCGCCAGTACTCAGGGATTTCAGTGTGGTCGGGCTGCCGCTGATGAACCGCACAATGGACAGCGAGCCGTCGCCGCCGTAGCGAATCCTGATACCCGTGACATTCGCCAAAGATGTTGTGTCATCAGAGATTCGAAGCCATACATCGTCATGCCCACAGTAGTTGTACGTGCCGAGGATCGCATCGTAGAACCGGGTCGACTTGGACGACAGTTCGCTCGTGACCCGCTGGTAATCCGTTGCGCTACGCAGGATTGCAGGATTGTTACGGATGCACAGGAACTCGCGATCCTGGGTGCCGCTGGTCGCGAACGTCGCATCATGTCCGTTGGGTGTGGCCCAAATGCCCGCTCCCCCTGAGTAAGACGTGAGCCAGGTAGTACCGAGACTGGATGAGCTGGTGCGCTCCAAGGTGTCAGTGTCGGTGACTCCCACCAATCCGCCTGCGGCAGTGCCACTTCCGGTGCCGCCCGAGGCCACCGGCAGCGCCGATACCTTGCTCTCCAGGTTGGACAGTCGAGCGAACATGTTGGTGACACCGGCAGCCGCCTCGATAATTGAATGTGTCTGCCCCATAAGGACTTCCGCGACTTTCGCGATGTCGAACCCACTGCCGGTGAGGTTGCCGATGTTGGTCACCAGGTTGTCGTTGATGGTGCCCAGGCCGGGGACGAACTGATCGGCGATAGCGCCGAGGTTAATGTTGTTGGCGTTCAACGGACTTAGGCTATCAAGGAACGCGCTCAGCCGGTCGCCCACGTCCTCGAAGCCTTCTGCGACATTGCCCTCGATGGTCGACACCAGATCGTTAAAGTCTTGCAGCTCAGCCTTGTTCACCAATTCCATTGCGTTGGTGACGATTCCGGTAAACAGGTTGGTGACATCATCGGTAAGCGTTGTGCCAGCATCGGTTCCGGCAATGAACCGCTGAAACACCGTCTGCGTCTTGGTTGCCGACATGGTGGAGAACGACACCTTCCCGGCCGTCGCTGTCGAGCCCACGATGAGCCGGGTGCGTATCCCAGTTACGTTGTCGGGCACCGTGAATGAACCGGCCAGCATGATCCAGTCGGTGATGGTCGACGGCGTAGCGGCATGCGATGCGATGACCTGTTGCGTCACTGCGCCGGTATCCCCATATCCGGTGACTCCCAACGCAACCGGCAGCCCGGTGCCGACGAGTCCCTGCCACAGTGCCCGCCCGCTGATCGGCATCACCTGGCCTGCCGATACCGGAATCAGATTGCCCAACAACTCTTTTGACGTTCCATCGGCGTTGGTCCATGCTGCACCGGTACCGTTGAACCCACCGGTCGCATCGTGGAACCACTGCTCCAGTCCCGAAAAGCCTTCTGCATCAAGGAAATTCGGGTCGGCAATCAGGTTAGTGACGTAACTGCCGATATTCGAGAATGGTATGTGCGCCAACAAGTCTGTGGGAATCAGGTTGAACAGGTTCAGTGCATTGAGCGGACTGTCCGGCCCGAGCAGGCCGGTGGTGTCAATGTTGAAGAACTCGCCGATGGCCTGCACGAGACTCTCGAAAAACGCTGAAGGAGAAGAGAAGTCGAGGTCACCGAAGGCCAACAAGAACTTGTTGGCCACGTCGATGATGTCAATGCCGGTGACCGCTTCCAACGCTTGCAACAGTTCGTTGACCGCCTGAGTGACCAGCTCCTCGACGTTCTCCAGCGAGAACGGATAGGTATCCAGAAATCGCTTGAGGTCGAACGACATTCGGTTCGTCGGATCGTTCGGCACCTTGCGGCGCGTAGCGGGGATGATGCTGACAGACCTAGGCATCTCGAATCCTTATGCGGGAACCGGCAATTGGAGCAGGCTCAACTGTGCATCCTCAGGGTTGAAGTTGAAAGTGCCCACCAGGCCTTCATTTATCACATTGACATAGATGGTGCCAGCATTGCCAACATGATTGGCGGGCACCTTGGCCAGCGCATTGGTGGGCGACATGGCCAGGTTGGGCTGGTCCGGTGAACTGGTGTGCGGGATCAAAGTGACTGTGCCGAAAGCGTTTCCATGTCCGACAGCGATGATCGTGCCATCCGGTGCACCGAGCCTGACCTCTGCGCCGACCAGCATCGGGGTCGCCGAGAGCTGCAAACCGAATATCTTGAGCTGACCGAAAACCCAAGGCTTCCAAGGGAATTGCAGCACCGGGCAGGCGAACGTGCACACCGTCTGCGAGGCACCCGAGATACCGGCGTACGACTGGAACGCCGCCTCGGGGATCGTCATCGGTTGCGGCACAATCATTCCCAGCGTCTTAGGCTCCCAGATCGGCTTGCCGCCCGCGTTGACCCGATTGGAACACACCAGGAAATCGCCGGGTGCCGGTGCTCGCGTGACGAAATCAACGTCACCGGCCTGCGACAGTGCGTTGCCCGGAAGTCCTTGTGGCCCAATAGGATACGCAGCATGCAGGGTCCACGTCGGATTGGCGATGCCACCGGCCACCTCGACCCACGAGGACTCGCCGTTAGGCCCGTTGTTCGATCCCGGTGGCTCTGCCACAAGTAACGGATCGATGACCGGGTACGGTCCCGGTGGACCTTGCGAGCCCACCGGCATTTGCCGGTATTCCGTTCCGTACCACACGTACATCGCCGTGCCGATAGTGTTGCCCTCTTCATCCCTGGTGGCGAATATCCAGTACTTGCCGATGTCGGCTTCGGTGTTGGTCAACGTCGGAAGGTCTTGCGGCGTAGGGTAAACCGTCAACGGATCGTTCTGGAATCGCAGTGCGAACATGGGCTCGCCGGGCTTGCCCGGTGGCCCGACGAGCACCGGCACCGTGATCACCGCCGTGTCACCGAACATCTCCATGGTGGCGGCAAATTGGTTGGGCACGTTGGGGTCTGTGACCACACCCATGAAGTAGGTGTTGGTCAGCACGGTAGCCAGCGGGATGATGTCGCCCACTGAAAGTGCTTGGTACTGAGGATAAGTCACGACTCTCTCCGTTCGTTGATTGGCTCGATGTGATCGACGTAATTGACGGTTGGCCCACCGGTATTCCAGGGATCGACTGTCTCCGTTGGTATTTCGTGGCCAGGCAGCGGCTCACCCTCGACGATGCGCCACTGTGGCGCGTTGACGATGGCGTCCCGAATGTCCTTGGCCGTCTTGCCGATCTCCTGAATCCTCGGCGCTGCCGCCTGCATGGCTCGAGCCCAATCAGCAAGCGCCCCACGCTGTTCCGGCGTCAGTCGCGCTAAGTTGTTGCCGCTCATCCGAATACCGTTCCCTCTCCCAAGAAGTTCCCCAGCAGTGAGTACACTGCCTGCAATGCCCGCATGCCACGCATGAACGGGTCATCCTTGCCCTTGCTGTCACCGATGGAAACCGTTGCGAGAACAGGCTTTAGGCGATCCCAGCCACGCTTCATGCCCTTGAGCTGATCGACGTAAATAACCTGATCGAACTCCCATCCACCACGCTCGCCGAGCCGGATGTCTTTGTCCACCACCCACGGCATGCCGTTGCGGATGGTGGCCTGGAATCCATGGAAAGCCCTTGTCTTGTAACGTGCTTGCTCCAGTGTCAGGAACCCGGCGAGCGTGTACGCGACACCATGCCCCTTCTCGAAGAATTCCTGAAACGCCAAATCGCCTGTCCACAAGGCTCTTACGGGATCAGTGATGCGCTGCCAACAGAGCACGGTGTTGTCGAGCTGACCCTGGTACACGTTCTCTAGTCCTGGCGTGGCAGGCATCTCCCACGCCGTGTTGACGAACGTGCCGATGGCAGCGTTGATCATTTCACTCAATTGGCTTAAGCCGTAACGGATTCCAAAGGTCTGGAGTTCGTTCACAATGGTGGGCGAACGGCCGCCGGTCATCAGCGTGCGGGCTGGTCCCTTGTTGAGCGTGTGCGAGGCCTCGACTACCGCCGTGAACTGACCGTCACGCCAAATCACTTTGGGTGGTGGAACTTTCACACCTAACAGGGTCTGGAATAGCGGCGTGACACCATCGGTGTCATAGATAGTTTCACCGTCGAGCGTCTGACCTGTGTTGGCGTCAAAGATGATTGAGCTGAACAGGTCATCGAGCGTGACGCCGACAGTCTCCAGCAACCCGTCAATCGGTGTGCCCGTTGGTCCCTCATGGCCAGACCAGTCCTCGATAGCGAAGATGACGCAATTGCGTAGCGGCCGAATGGATTTCGACAGCGGATCGCGAATCACGTTGGGCAGCAGGTTAACAAGGTCGCTCAACTCTGTGTGCGGGCTGTCCTCGTCCTCGTCCAACCACGTGTAAGCCCTTAGGATGCAACCGGAGTCGTCCAGTATCTCGGCCGTCGCATCGTGCCACGTTGTCCACTGCGCACCGAGCACCTGCCACATCGAGGTGTCCAGCCCAGGGTTCACGAACGCTACCTGGATGGGCCACGCCAACGGGTCAAGATTCTCCAAACCCGTTATGTTCAAAGGGTTTATCCACGAGAACGGGTTGAACGCATTGGTGATGGTGGACAGACCGGGGAAGAACAGCCGAGCCAGGTTGACGAACATCGAAATGAACAGAATTGTCCGAATTGGCCCTGGTAGCACCCACATTCGGGGCAGCTGTATCTCCGGTGCGAAGAACGGGTTACTGGCGAAGAGCAGGTTCTTGGCATGCTCCCGCATCGAAAAGGCAATCAGCTCAACGGTACTCGTGCCATCGTCGTGTCGCTGGACGTTGATCGTCTTGACCTTGCCGCCCCATCGCGTGCGCCAGTTCCGGTCTGTCGGAATGGGATCGATGATCAGGTGTAAATCCTCGTCGATACGGGTCTGGTTGACGATGTAGTCGACAACCCAATTGTCATATCGCACAACGTATCTGGCCTGCGCTGTATCGGCTGCGAGTTCCTCGTACTCGCACTGCATCTCCTCACGCAGTTCGGTCATGATCTTCAGGTTCTTGTCGGCCAGCCGAATCATCGGACGTTGTTGGGACGCTTCAACAATGGCACGATTCTTGTTGTGCATGTAGTTCAGCGCCGCCATCGGGTGCGTGTCGATAGATGGAACACCCTGTGCACCAACGGGTTCGGTGAACAGTCCATCTAACAGCTTACTGAAGCTAATGCCGAGCATTACCGTGACCTCTGATAGCGTTGGCCCACAACGACAGTCACCTTGGCGTTGGGGTTAGTGTGCCGAATCTTGAAGTTGCACACCGTATGTGGCGGAATGGGGTACATGAACCGGCAATACCCACGCTCCCACCAGGCTTCGCCCCGATCTCCGATACCGGCCAGCAGGAACCTGAAAAGCCCTGCGGCTCTTGCGATTTTGTAGAACAGGTTGTCGTGCGGATCATTGGCCGTAGTCAGTGTGCGCTCGACCGGATCGGTGTTCACCATACCCAGACCGTCGGCGTCGTACAGCGTCGGCAACGTCACCAGCCGATCCGAATTGTTATCGGACACTTGGCAATCGCCCGCACCGTCGATGAGATAAACGACGTACGTGGGCATGTCGCCCTGATTGGCCAGCACTATCCGGCCGAAGTACCAATCCTGTTGTCCTGTAACGATTCCCAGCGCATCTGTGACATCGAGGGTTTCGGGCGGGCCGGATTCGATGGCCTTCCATGTCTTGTAGAACGCTGGCTTGCTGTAGTACGGGCGTGGTGCGATCCACTGTAAATCCCACTGGCACATATTGTTTCCGTAGGCTGCCGGGTCCAGCTTCTGTGACGTGTCAACGGTCTTGAACGGCCATACCTGAATCCAGCGCCAGCCGGAATGCCGGGTGAAGCATCCGAGCCAGCCTGGCTGATCGATGACTTGCCCTGCCCACCAACGATCTTCACAGATTCGATACAGCAGGTTGTTCATCCCGGCCTTACCGATGACCACGCGTAAATCGATGAGCCGCTTGATGATATTGGTTCGCTCGATGGTCGCGCCGAGCTGGTATGCCGACTCGGTGATGACTTGCTCGAAGGGTAGATGGTGCTCGCCCATCATGGTCTGTCCGAGCTGCACACCCTCTTTGCCCGCGAACGGCCCGTTAAGGTGAAAGATGTTGCCCCACGGGTCAATATAGATGAACATCGTGTCGAGTGCCTGTAGGTACTCGGGCTGATGATAAAAGTTTGAATAGTGTGCTACCTCAACAGGATTCAGCAACCCGGCGTTGGTGTATCCCCCGATGGGGATGGGATTGATTGGGGCAACCACGATTTCAGGCTCCTGTCTGCGGCATACCGGCGTTGTTTACAACGACATTGTTACGGGCGTTGTCGGCAACCTTCATCCCTTGCACGTCAGACATATTCATCCCGCTCTGATTGACGATCAGGTTGTTGCTGTTGACCGGCCCCGGTGCTGGCCCGTAGGGCTGCCCGTAGCCGGGCGAGGGAATCGTATTCGTGGCTGAAATGTTCGGTCCCGCACTGACATTCGGGTTCACCAAGTTGGCGACATTAGGCAGGCTGATACCGCCGAGGTTGAGCCCGCCACCACTGCCGCTCTCGGTGTCCCACCCTGGAATCGGTTGGAAGCCAGTCATTCCGGTGTGCCCCTTGCCTACCTCGTTGGCCCACGCGTTGGCCGTACCGATGCCCCAATTCGTCAGTCCCGCAGCAAGTTTGAAAATTCCCCATTCCCATGGCGGCTTGGCGAAGATGTCACCGAGGCCCAGCTCATCGGCGATCCCCTTCATCAGCCCGCTACCCAAATCCTCGAAAGCCTCTACGCCCGTTGCTGTTCGGCGTCGATCCTTGGGTGCGCCCGAGGGTGCCTTGTAATAGTCCTCCAGTTGCTTACGCTGCGCGTCGGCGATAGTCGAATCCTGGTCTGTGCGCTCACGTTGCAAGCGCGCCAGGTCGGTCTGTGCGTCAGCCAATTGCCTTGTGCTACTTGCTAATTTCTCGTCATCCTGCAACAGACCGGGTTGCGCTTTGATCTTGTCAACTTCACCTTGCAACCTGGTGATGTCGGCCTGCTTCTGAGTGATCGCCGTGTCCATGTCGCTGGCCCGCTGTTGTGCGTCCCGCACCGCTTTGTCGTTGCGCGCCACCTCGTCGTACGTCTCTGCGCCGTAGGCACCGTAACCGCCGTATTGTCCTGGCATACCAGGGAATTGGCCCTTCGAGCCCGGTGCCACATTGCCTGCCGGGTTGTAGGACATGTTCATACTCGTGCCAGGGCTGCCTGGCACCAGCGGCTGTGAACCCGGTGTCAATTGATCCGTAAGTGCTTGTGTCGCACGCACTGCCACGTGCACATGGTCCCGGTGACCGGCCAGCGTGTCGGCACCGTAAAAGCTTTTGTCCACTGCCCGGCCATCTTTGATCAGTTGCGGCAGTCTCGGATCATCATGGATAACCTCCGCTAACTGAGAACCGTAGTGCTGCATGACAAATAGCGCAAACTGATACTCACCCTCGGTCTGATAGCCGTCACTGAAATCACCGGCCTCGCCGGTATCGTGGTAACCCTGGTCGATGTCGTGCGTGCCGTGTCCCGACTTGCCAGCAGTGAGCGTGAGCCCCATCTGATTTGCGATAGCGGTCATGGCGACGATTTGCGGGTCGACACCGGCGATGTCATTGCCTGCACCGGAAGCCGCATAGTCCGACGAACCGGTACCACCACCACCCTGTAAACCCTTGGCGTTCATGAACTTTAGCATCGGGCCGAACATCTGCGAGGCACCGACGTTCATCATCGTCTCGCCGGGTGTCGCCCAGATCGGCACCGTGTCAGTACCACGAGAACCGCCCAGCAACGCCATCAGGATCGAACCCATGTCACCCTTGATGGAACCGCCTGCGGCATAAGAACCTTCGCCCCGAGGATGGTTATAGTACTGCGCCACAGCGGCACTCGGCGTGCCATAGCGGTTGTAGATGTACTCGAACATCAGCGCCAATTGTGTTGCGGCATCAGTAGTTCCACCGGGGTAGCCGTAGTTGGCGAACGTCTGTGGCATGAACTGCCCGATACCCTTGGCCCCCATCGAACTCGTTGCCGTTGTGCTCCAGCCTGATTCGTGCTCGACCAGCCACACGAAAGCCGACCACTCACTGTCTGCCCACGGGAAGACTTGCCGCGCATAGTTTTTGATCGAGTCGACATTCTTGGAATCGAGGTAGGCACTGATGGCACCATAGTTGCCGAAACCTTGACCGGCCACGCTGGGCGGCGTCAAGGGGTTCTGCGGCCCAACGATGCTGGGCGGCATGGCAGTTCCCGGTGCACCGAGCGCACCCTGAGGCCCAAAGATGTCGGTGGGCGACCCCGGTGGCCCAGGCTTGGGCGCAACGGGTATCGGTCCCTGTGTGGGCGGCGTGCCCGAGGGCAGCTTAGCGCCCGGTGCCCCCGGTGGCGGCAGTGTAATCGATGGCGGATTGGGCAGCCCCGGCCCGAAAGGCACGTTGGGAGCAGGGATTTGGGACGACTCATGTTGCTTGTCGATCAGGTCATCAAGACTGCTGTTCAATCCCTGTGTGTTGATGTCGAAGTCATGCACCTTGTCGGCCGCATCGCCGAACATCTTTCCTATGTCTAACTTTTCGAGTTTGTCCAGTGACTCAGCCGACTTCGCAATCGAGTCGTGCAGCTTGTCGTTGCCGGTGATCATCGCGTAAACATCGGCAACACCCAGAGCGGTCTGTACGGTGAGAACCAGCATTTCCTTGAGCGGATTCGCCAGTGCGCCAAACAGTCTCAGTGACGTCTCGACGAAATCCTTGATGTCAGGCAACATGTCGATGAACGAGTGACCGATGTCACGCACCTTCGCCACAATCTCGTCGTGCTTGTCTCTGAAGACATTCGAGACGTTTTCTATTGCGCCGCCGAGCTTTTCGAGGATCAGCGTGCCCAGTGGTGCCAACACCGTCTCGGCCTGATGCTTGAGGTTCTCCCACTTGTCGCTCAGCTTTTGAGTAGAATCGACAACATCATCAATACCAGAGCTGGTGCCCGCCAACGATTCTGGCGTGGCCGCCATGGTGTCCTGAAAGTCCCTGATCATCTCGAGTGCTTCATTCCACCGACGCCCAAACAGCTTCTGCGCCAACGCATCTGCGTTAACCTTGTCACCGGAGTCGACCAGATTCTGAATCTCCTTGGCAGCCTCGGCCATACCGTCCTTGAACGACAGACCCTTCTTGGTGAAGGTGTCTTGCGCGTGTTCCATTGCGGTGACTACGGTTACGGCCGTCTCGCCACGTTGAGTCATATCGGCCAGGAACTTCCCGGCCTGGTCGTAACTCATGCCCAACTCAATCGCCGTTGGCCCAAGCGTCTTCATACCGGCAGCCACGTCGGCGAAGGAAACACCTGCCTCCCTTGAACTTTGGAGTATCGAGGCCAGGTGCCTGTCGGCATCCTCGCCACTGATACCGAACTGAAAGAACGATGCCGCCAGTGCGGAAATATCCAGCTTGCCGAACCGTCCCTCTAATTCCTCGACGTGGCGTGTCAATTGCTCCAGTGCTGGGCCAGCTTCCAGCCCAAGGGATTTGCTCAGGATGGCCATCGTCTTTCCGAGATCGTCACCCTTAACGTCAAGTTCCCCAAAGACTTTCGCCGCACTACCCTCCAGCTTCTCGAACGCCTCACCGGAAGCGTCTGAGAACAAAGTGATTTGGTGCGCGATGCCCTCGAATTTCTCGCCTGCCTCGACGGTGAACTTGACGACCTCCTCACCGACCTCGACCGCCTTGTGCATACCCTCGACCAGCAGCTCGAAACCCTTTGTGACAGCTTCAATTCCGAGTGTCGCGAAAGCACCGGCCAATCCGCCGACGACCGCTGTCATGAGTTGGCTGGCCCGAGCGGACTCGCCCTGCGCCGCACTCAATCTTGTTGTGGCCTCGGTGTATTGGCGTTGCGTCTGGGTCAGTGTGGTGAGCGACTGCCGGTGCAGCTCCTCGGCCTTGACCGCCTGCTCATGCAGGAACGCGACCGGCTTGCCCTCACTCACCGATTTGTTGTAAGCCTCTGTGAGCCTTGTTAATTCGCCTTGATAGTGCGCCGCACTCTGGGCCGCTTTACTGTATGCCTCGAAGGTCGACGCAGCAGTATTCTTGAGCTTAACCAGTTGCGCCTCAGTGGTTTTCGTCTCACTGCCCACCGATTCCATGATCTTCTTCATGGTTTCAGGCATCGGCAGACCCTCGAATGTCGAGCTGAACGACTTCGAGAACTGTTGCGCGAACTGCTGCCCTAGCTGCTCAGGTGACGCACCGCCACCCGAAAAGCCTTGCAGGAACGCCTTTTTACCAGCCTCGCCAGCCTTCTGCATCTCGGGCGCAAGCTTGGACGTTTCCGGCATGACCGGAATCCATAGTGCCGCAAGGTTAATGTCGTTAGCCATTGTCTACCTTAGCTTTTGCGAAGTGAGCCTTACGCTTGGCCGTCAACTCGTCGACGGTCATGCCCTGAAGCTGAATACCGAAAGCGGGTTTCTCGTCAACGGAAACCCTTGTGGCAGGCTGATATTGAACTCCCGGCCGAGGATAGCGACCAGACAGCGAAACGAGCCCGGCCTGCTGTTCACCCAGATTCGCAAGCATCTCAGCCTCTTTCGACCAAGAGCCGGTTGCGAAGTGAACAGCAGAACCGGGCGGGGCCGCTATCACAATCGAAATCAGTTCCCATAGCGTGAGTTTCGAGGTACCGATGTCGTCGGCCCGAAAGCCGAGTGCCAGTAGGTCGCGCTCGACCGCATGCCATCGCGTAGCGATGATGTGGACGAGCTGCATCATTCCCCCGGTGTCGCACCACCACCCATTGCCTTGAACCACGCCGTAAACATGTCCATGTACTCATCGTCGGGCAGAGCACATGCCCTTCGCTGAATCTCCTTGGGTACCTTGGCTCTTTCCATCCACCGGAAGGTCTGCGACAGGAACGGCAACTGCCCCTGGTCCCACAGCCACACCTTGTCAGGCTTGTCGAAATGCATTGGGAATTCCAGGATTTCATCGCCCGACTTGGGTGTCCATGAAAAGAGTTCTGTCCCTTCGGGATACGGGGATTTCTTGTCCTCAACGGGTGCCTCGGCCTCGACATCCTCGACATCCTCGACCGGCAACTCGACATCCCTGATGATGATCGGCTCTGGCTCTTTGGCCTCTACGGCAAAGTCGGTATCTTCCAAAACCTTTGCCGCACTTGACTTTCCCATGATGATCCTAGCCGGTCGTCTGGCCGTCGTTGAGGTACAGGTAACCGTGGTTCTTGAAGCTGTCGGGGTAGGCCTTCAGCGTGCACTCAATCGTGGTGTACGTCTTGTGCGTGATGTCCACGTCACCGATCTGCGTCACCCGGCCGATGGGAATCACGATGCGCGCCAACGTATCCTGATAGAACCCATCGAATATCCAAGACACCGTATCCAACAGGTTCGGGTTCAGCTTGACGGCAATTTCCTTGCCCTCGGTAGCTGTCGCCGGAATGACCGACACGTTGTTGATACCGAACGCCGTAGCCAGCACGTCGGTGTTCATGAACTGCATCAGCGTGAAAGTCATTGTGCGAGAGTACTTTTCCTGCAAGGTACCAACGAGGTCGCCACCCCACACGAAAACGTCTGTGCCCGTTCGCTCTTCCTTCTGCTTCAACCCGGCGTCACTGGCGAATCCGAGGTCGATGAACCCATTTGCGCCACCGGTTATATCGTCGGAAGACGTTGTGGGAAGGGTGGTTCCGAGCTTCGCCCGCAGAATCGAGCCGCTCACTCGTGGCGATGGCGCGATCAACTGGAGTACGTTGTCGGCCGTCACTGGTGCTGTCATGACCACTGCCTTTCATGTTGTGTATTGATCGAATTCAATTGTTATTCAATTGGTTTCCCTGCGACTCGCCACGTCACCGCCGAGCGGTAGCGGGTGAGCCCTTCCACACCAGGCTCTGGAAGCTTCTGTCCCCCAACATAATTCACCACATCTACGATGTAGTAGCCCATGATCGTCTGCCCTCGCACCGAGCAAACATACGCTGCCACTTCAAGATTCAGATTCATTGCGGCGATCTCGTCAGGCGAGTAGCAGTGCACCAGGAACGCCAAATCCCACGCTGCATTGCGCTCCTCCAAAAGCGGGTTGAGCGTGGCACATTCGACCCGCACCGCACCATTGGTGTCGATGTCGTCAGCATCCTCCAACTTGGTGACTACCAGTGCCGGTGCCACGATGGGTGTCAGTGCATAGTGCGCCAGTGCCTCGATGTCCGCTGGCAGCATCAGTGGAAAGCGTTGTGGGAGCATCATTTGCCTGCCATCGACAGTGCCGCCTTGAGCAGTACGGCGTCCTTGATTTCGTCGTGAATTCCCATGCTGTTGATGGGAATAACGTACACACGTGGCCTCGACGGCCCGCCGCCCACAATGATGTCGAAGTTCGCACCGACGTGCGCACGCAACAGCCGCGCCTTGTCGTTGACGTACTTGACCACCTGCGGCATATGTCGGATGGCCCGGTCGATCTCCTGCGTGATACCGGGATCGTATTCACCGGAAGTTGTTGTGACACGGAGGTATTGGACATCACCGAACTCGTAGGTGGCAGTCCCGCCGGGGGTGTACAACTCAGCCATCGGTGCCATCCAACGCCCAGCGAATGTGCTTGTCCAGATTGGCAATCAGCTCCTCGAACTCCGGCATTCTGTTGTCCTGCAACTGATGTGCCAGCATTCCCAATTCCGCTGTGTCCCTTCGCATTTGCTTAAGTATCACCACGTTGTCCTGATGTACGCTCATGTCACCCTCTTCACGTGCAGCACATCGGGCACGAGGTCCGCATACCCGTCGATGGGCATGTAGTCCCAGGTCGAAAACTGTGGCTGCCCTTGAACTTTGAACGTCACCCCAAACAGGATGATCTGATCCTGAGCGCCGAACACCGAGGCATCGTCGACACCGAGCATCACGTCGGTTTCGGTGCGCGCCACCACATCCGGCGAAATATAGTCACTGCGGCCCACCGAGGAGTTCATCGGGTACACATCGATGGCCAGCCGGTCGATGAGCGTCGGCGAGAATCCGGCCACCTTGTTGCCATGCGAGTCACGCGTGGTGCCCTCCTGCCATACCTTGTGCTGGAAGGGAATTCGCGCCTCAAGGATGCTCACGTCACACCCTGACAATCGTGTACGGTGCCAGCCGCGAACACTGGCCTTCGCTCAGCACGGCACCAAACTCGTTGAACTTGAACCGATATGGGCCGGAAGTCAGATCGGTGACCACACCGGCTGGCTTCTCCATCGTCTTGCCGGTCAGCTCGAAGCCGACCTCAGCGATGGCCTTGGGCAATGTCTCGTAACCGTGCGTGAAATCGACCTCGACCCATCGCCAGAAGGGCTGTAATGGCCTCTGATTGAGCCGTGGAGCGACGAAACCGGCACTACCGGCCAGGTAGTACCCGGCAAGCTGAATCCAGCCGCTGTCGTGGACCTGATAGCCCTCTGTCGGGACGATCAACCCGTTCATCCGAACCTCTTCGACACTGACCAGGTTCAGTGTCGGCAGCATCACGATGCCCTCGTTGCCAATCTTGGCCTCTACGTTGACATCTGAGCGAACCGGATAGATGTGCCAGCCACAGTAGTCGCGTATGGCCTGCCCGGCGACCTCGAGAAACCACGTCTCATCCTTGGCCTTGAACTTGGCAAAGTCGTTGGGGTCCAACAGGTCTGGCAGCTCAGACATGACCGACTCGACTGTTCGGCTCGGCAGTCAGATCATGTCGAGCGATGGCGGCATTGGCCCAAAACATGGCTTCCTCCAATTTCGTTATGGCTAACGACTTTTCGCGCCCCTCGGGGCACTCGTGCGCGACAACCACGGCAGCATCCTTGATCACGTTCCGAAGTAGTTGGTGCAGTTGAACTTTCAGTCCATCCGGTGGATGGTGGTCAAACCGGTTGTCGAATTCCTCTTGCTTCATTATGGACGCAACCGCCTGATCATCATTCGCTGAGTAGTACCGTCAGCCTGCATGACGTTATCGTAGATGTAATCCACACCCTCCACCAATTCCTTTGGGGGATACTCGTGTTCGATGTAACCGGGATCGTAATCGTAGTAGGGCCAACCGGTTTGCGGCGACGATGGTGGCGTCGGCGACACGGCCGTCATCCGCCCCGAACCCGAGAAGTCAACAGACAGAGGCAGTTTCGCCGACAATGGCATGGCCAGCGCACCCGAGCCGGAAAGACCGACCACCGTCGGCATCGTCGGCATGATGCCGACTGTCACCGCACCAGCTCCTGAAAGGTCAACCGGTGCAATGAATCTCGAGAACGCCGCACCGGCCAGCGCGCCCGCGCCCGCGAGAGCCATGCTCACCGGGACCGAAACAGGTGGCGGCGCAACAAGTTCAGCAACCTGTGCCGCTGTCAGCGCCACGTTCCAGTAAGTGAACGAATCCATCGTGCCCGACATATCGCTGCCACCCACACCCCCCAGGAGGACAACACTGTTGGCGCGATTGAAAGGGATTGCGGCAGTGTGTGATAACACTTCAACAGCGTCCACGTAGACCTTGATCACCGTGCCGTCCGAGGTCACTATGAAGGAATGCACGACATCCTCGGTGTACACAGGCGCAGGCGTAATCAAAGTGCCTGTGTCATAAAGCTTTACCTTGCTGTCAATGGTGACGTTCAAGAAGATGGCACTCTGCATCTCGATAATGGTTGTCTCAGAAGCTGTTACATCATCAATGTTCACCGGGGCGGAGATAGACCACGTGCTGAGACTGCCCAAGCTGGTGTCATCGATCTTACCGACGAATTGCCTTGAGATAGAACCTGATCCGTTCAGTGAGCCGGTCGGGCCGGTCAGCGTGCGCAGACCGTTGGTCGACGTGGCAATGTTCCCGCTGGCTTCGTTGAACTCGAATACCGTTGTCGGCGTTGGTATCAAGATTTCTCCTCACAGTTAGGTGACACGACGGCCGGGAGACCACCAAAGTACCGACCGCCGTGCCACCCAAGGTGTAATCGCTTGCCGCCTAAGCGATTACGCGAGCTGGATGATCTCGAACAGTTCGGGGTGATCGACCAACAGACCCACCCGCTCCTCGATTCGCATCGTCCACAGGTTCTGCTCGAAGTCAAACCCGTTGGTGTTGGTCACATCAACGCGCAGACCACCGAGCCGCAGCACCTGACCACCGTCGCCGAAATCGCCGACAATCGGAAGCCCTGCTGGCTGAACAGGAGTCGAAACAACCCTCTTGTTCCAGAGCGTAAGTCCTTGCTCCACACCAAGACTCGATGGCGGGCCAGCATTGGCGGCGACACCGTAGTTGGTGCCGAAGAACGAGCCGCCCAGGTACTGCCCGTTCGCATCCTTGGCCAGCCGAATCGTAAGCCAGTCAACAGGATTGAGCAGTGCAGCATCCGGCTCATAGAACCACGTCATCCGAATGTCGGTGATGGCCTGAAGGATTGCCTCAGCCGCCGCCGTACCCTTGGTGTAATCCGTTGGGAGAGTGACCTTTCGGCCAGGCGTGACACTCGCGAGCGTGACACTGCCGGTGCCCGCACCGGGTGCACCACCCACGACCACATTGGTAACCGGCGTGACAACGGTCGGCGTGTTGAATCCAGTCGGGAAGGATTGGTTGGTGCCGGTCGACCTGTTGTACAACCCGTTCACACCGGGCATCCCTGAGCCGCAAAGCAATTCGATCTCTTCTTTGCGAGTCACACCGAACACGCCGCGCCGCTGCACGAGCGCCCAGAAATACGGGGCGTCCTGAATCATCTCATCGGTGACGCGCTCCAGGTTGGCGATCTTGCCGACCTGTTCCGAATACCGTTTCACGCCAGAGCCGCTCGTCGGCTTGGTGGCACCTTCCGGCACCGTCGCAGCGTTGTTGGTGAATGTCTCCTCACGCACGTAGCTCACGATGGGACCGGACACCGGCATCGTGGGGAACAGGGACGCAATGACATTCGGGTAGAACCGCATCTCTGAGATACCCGGCAGGAACGTCGGCTCGACCGTGGGACCTGCTGTGCCACCAGGGAAGTACACCCCGACCGCCAGGTTACCCGTTGGGGGAACCGTTGTGCCACTTGTGTATTCACCTTGCAGACCGGCGACACCCTGTGCCTTGAAGGTCAGGTCCTCGGGACCATCGAACCGCAACCCTACGTCAAAGCTGAAGTCGCCCTTGCCAGAACCCTTGTTGACCAGGTTCGCCTGTGCGCGCTTCTGGAGTTCCAGGTAGGTAGCCCAATTCTCTTGGGCCAGCTTCATTTTCGCGTTGGGCTCCATTGCGGGTGCCGGTGGCTCACCGCTCGGCTCTGGGTCGCCGCCTACCCGCCACTTGTTGGCAGCGTTGTAAGCCTTGATGCCAGAAGCGATTTCGCTGTCCTTCTTCTCGGCACCCTCCATGAACGTCGCGAAGTCGGCGACCGTGATGGTGCCCTCTTCGCACTCCTTGATCTTGACATGAACGTCTCGATTGAGTTCGGCCGCTTGCTGCTTCAACTCTAATACGTTGGGCATGACCCCAATTCCCTTCTGTTTCAGTCGTTTACATGACGGGTTGCAAAGCTCATAGCCTTAGCACGTGCGGTGGCAAGGACTTTCACTTTGCGCTCCTGGTCAGCAGAATCGGCAGCGGCCGTACCGGTTGGCTCTTCTGGTGCCGGAAGTTCGTAATCTTTGTCGGTAATCTCGATGCCGAATTTCTTTGCGGCAGAACGAATCTTACCCTTGATGCTGGAAAGCTGATCGGAGCTATAGGCTTTCGAGTTGTCGCCCTGATTGATGTAGCTCCACGCCGCCCGCACATGCTTCTCGGTGTCGAGCGGGTATCGCTTCTTGCCATCCTCCTGATAGCCGGGGTCGGCGTAGGTCACGTCACCGTAAGGCTTCTTGCCATCATCGTCGGCCTTGATCGAAAGTGCTTCTTCCACAATGGATTTGATGAATTCCTTGGTTTCCTCGGTCAGCTCGCCCTCGACGGTCAGCCCCTTGGACGCCAGCACCATTGCGTGAGTGTTGGCCGGTACCACCACAAATGAGCCGTTGACCAGCTCGCGCACGGTGCGCCCACCCGGTGCCCGCTTCTCCCGGTAGGCCACCGAGACATGGGTAATATGCTTGCCCCGCACCAGCTTTCGAGTGTCCTGTGCGTTGTCGGTTTCGGCGTAGGTGCCCCGGCAGATGATGTTCTCACCCTCCAAAGTTGGCTTGGCAGAACCGACTACCGAATTAACCTTGTGCGTGTGGTCGTTGACGAACGTAATGTGTTCCGGCAGTGGCATTTCCCAGCCATCGGCGGTCAGCTCGTCACCATCCCTGTCGAGGTCGGGGGTGGCCAGCGCAACGGTGAATTCGCCTGGCCCGCTTGACCCTTCGACATCCTCGATGGTTGCCTCGATGGTTTTGGTCTTGATGTCCATATTCAGTTTCCTTCCTCCATCAGCAGGTGCAGACATGCGATCTGAATATCCTTGCGGTCCAATGGGTTTCGCTCGAGTATGTGCACCGCCACCTCGCCCCAGTTCTTGCCCCGACCCAGTTCCGACACGATGTCGGCACGGTACTTCATGGCCTTATCCGTAAGCGCCGGAACACGTTTCGGCAAATCGCCGGTCACCTTGGGCGACTGAATATTAGTGGCGTTCGGCGACACCGGCAATTCCTTGGGCTGATGCTGAGCCGAAAGTCCCATCTCTGCATCGGCTTTCGCCGATGCCGACAGTGCGCCGAGCGGCTGCAACGCCTGATTGGCGTACAACTCATCGGCCAGTGGCCCGGCGTCGTCGAAATCGAACCACTCGCGTACCTCGGCAGGCTTCGCGATACCGGACTGCACAAGCTGAACTGCCGCTGGCGCAAGGGTTTCCACGTCACCACGGAGCTGCTGACTGACGTTGAACCGCATCTCACGCTTACCGGCGAACTCACGACCCACATGGTAGTCGAATACGGATTCCATTGCCTTCAAACGGAAGTCGATGGAGGACTTGTACACGTCCTTGAATCCCGGCTCAGCGGCAGTGGTTCCGCGTGTGGTCTGATCGATTATCTGAACCGCTTCTGGCGCAAGGTCATACACCATGCAGACCTCGCCACGGTTCAGCTTGCGACTGTCGATGTACTGCATCTCTTCCGAATTGAGCTGCATCATGGTGGCCGTGGTCTGATCTTCGAGGATCATCACGCCACCGGCATTGTCGGCACCGCCCGAGGTCGACTTGATACCCGCTCGCAGATTGTTTCGACCCTTCTCCCCCAAGCGTTTTGGCGTACTCAGCACCATCGATGGGCGTCCCATTTCGCGCCACCATGAGTCCTGCGCACGCCTGGCACCATCCTCGTTGAGCAGTGTAAGTCGCAGTGGCTCAAGACGACTCAGCCCTCGCATGGTGTTGTCGGGGTTGTAGCGCCGGAACGGGACCACCTCGGTTTCCGGTAGCCACATGTTCGGCATACCCATGAATTGGTATAACAGAGAACCATTTTCGTCTCGTTTGATCTGAGTGAGCGCCGGATGCATGGGCACCAGTGAGACGATCTTGCGCGTGTCGGGGTCGCGATTCTTGACCAGGTACGCCTCGCCGTAAATCTCGAAAGTTGTTGCCACCCAATGATAGAAGTGGAACTTGTCGACAGTAAGGCAGGGGTCCTGCATGAGTGACGCGTAGGCTCCGTTGCGGTCGCGGATGTCACCTTCGCTCGGGCGAGTATTCCACACCGTGACACCAAGGCGCGCAATGAGATTCGCTATCTTGTCGATGACCGCGAAGACGTGTGGCTGAACCTTGTACATGACACCGTAGGTGACGAACTGAGTCTGAAGCTGCACACCCGTTCTCGGGGCGAAATACGACTCGTTGAACTGTGGTGCTATCTCTGCGAAGGCCTGTAGCGCAATCGAGCGAGATACACCGTTAGACAGGATCATTCGACAACTCCTGACGGTAGACGATGTTCACCCGGTCGACGTGCATGCGGCCGGGGATGGCCTGCGGCGTCTCGATGACCTGATTGGGCACAGTCACGCAGTTCTCGAAAACCAGTCTGCGCCAAGACTCTTCGACCAACAGACCGGCGAACTCACCCTCCTTGTCCTTCAGTGTCACCACGAACCTCTTCTTAATGTCGTTGTGCCATAAGCGATCTCGAGCCCATAGCCCACCGCCG